ACAGAGTCATATTTATCACCAAGAGCTGCACGTAGTTTATTACGTAGATCTGGCGAGCCAATAATTTTATTTATTGGATTTCTTTCATCCTGTGCTTTTTCTACCGATCTTTGTAAATACGCGCGAACTCCCGACTCCCACTCGTCAAGTTTGCCAGCAGCAACAAAGTCATCCCTAAGGCTCGAAATAACATCAGCATCAAGAGCAAACACTCTGCCGATAGTCTCTGGTCTATCAGGGCTTACATTAGCCAAAAAGCCTATTTTACTTTGCTCTTTAGCCGTTAAGCCTTTAGACATTTGCGCAAAGGTATTAGTAGCTTGTGCGTAATCAGGCGATTCTTCTTTAATTGCTTTCATTAAAGCATTACGAGCGTCAGTAACTTTGCCAGCAGTAAACTTATTATCTAACGATCTGGCCTTTCCACTTAAATACTGTTGCGCCTGATGCAGTACTTCTAAACTTGTATCTGATTTCTCCGCAAGCTCAGGGAGTTCTTTTCTTACGGCCTTAATAGCTTGTTGGATGCGAGGATTTGTCTGTACTAACTTAACGGCACTTTCTGTTGTTAATTCTGGAGTGCGTTCAAATGCGGCTTCGTAAAGCCCTCTTGTAGCTTCTTTTCTAGCGACTCCCAACTCATCAAGTAAAGATTTTGCACCTTCTACAAGCTTATTAGCTCCAGCGTTTACGTTACGAACTGGCGCAACTTTATCTAGTGTTTCGGTAATGCGATTAACTGCATTTGCTGCACGTTCTTCAATAGCCGTCTTAGCTACTTCAATAGAAGCTGGATAGTTAGCAATTAATTTAGCTTGTTGATATAAAGCAGGAGAGCCTACAGCTTCGGGAATAAATACAGGTTTGCCAAGCTCTCCAGCTCTTTGTAACGCTACTTCTGCGTTTGGTATAGTTTCTGGAGCTGTTTGCGATAATATTTTAGCAAGCTGAATTTCTTCAGGTGTATATTTTGCGCCACCTAATGTAATAGCGCCACGTTCGCTTCCTGCTGTTGTGCCAGCACGAGCCAATACGCCGCCTAATGTTTCGGTAGCATATTGAGCAGCCTTGCCAATTACAGGGCCAGCAACGGCACCAGTACCGCCGCCCATAAGCCCACCAGCTAACCGGTCTCCTGGTTGAGCAGACGCCGCCCCATAAATACCGCCTTGAGCAGCGCCAATAGCCGCAAGTTCTGCTACAGTTGGGGCCGCTTTTCCAGTTGCTCCTAATAACAATCTTGAAGCAAGTCCAGGAGCTGCCATTGTAGCCGCTGGAATAGTTCCTGCTATACCACCAACAAGTTCAGATGCTAATGCAGTCCCAGGATAAGCAGAACGCATTGCCTCTCGTTCTGCTTGTTGTGCAGCGAGCTGCTCTGAATATGAAGGGCCACCAGTAAGAGCACTCAATCCCGCCAGAGCTTCGTCGGCTAGCCCTAAAGTTAATCCTTGCCCGCCAAAAGATAGCGCCGTCCCTAGTCGTCCGTATAAATCAACATCACTTTGAGCTTTTTGCACCGCTTGACGAGCAGCAGCAAACTCTGCGGCTTTATCCGCAGGAATAGTTGGCGTCGAAGCGGTCGGCGCACTTATTCCTAATGCTTGCAATACTTCTGCGTCTGAGTAGGCGTTCTCGTCCATTACTTAATAAGCCCTCTTTCCTTAGCTATACGCATTGCCTCTTCTTTTGTAAGAACAGGTTTTTTGCCTGAAATGGTTGACCAAGGTTCCGCTTCGCCAATGTATGAAATAGCTTTCTTAGGGATGCCCCGCTCTTCTGCTAACCCCTCATAAAAGTCTTTAGTTGATTTATACCGGCTCGCTTGAGACTCGTAAGCACGTTGAGCAATTCGCATAATGCCTTGGCGAGTGTCTTCTTGTAGTCCACCTTCTCCAGATAACGCCCTAGCGAGCTCTCCCTTAAATCGATCGGGGATGCTCTGGCTTGCCATAATAGCGGCCTGCTCACCTTCTCTTACAGCCATGCCTGGCTCTACTAATTGAACCGCACGACGAACTAGCTCTTGAGTTGCTACGGCACTTGGATCTTGTACCGCCTTAGCTACTACCTTTGCCGCATTATCTATCAAGCTAAAGTTTTTTACCTCTGGTAATGCGTTAAATTCCTTACGAAGGCTATCTGCTTGGTCGCGTCGATCTACGCTTAATTTTGCCTGTGCTGTTAATGCTTCCCGTTCTGGCTTTGTTAAAAGACGTTGGGCTTCTGGATTAGCTAAAATACTAGCTGGATCTTTTGTTGGTGTTAATGAAGGGAAAGTAGCAGCTTGTGGTTCTATTGTTGGCGTAGTATCGGGCGTTCCTAAAAGTGCCGCTCTTTGCTGCTCTCGCTGTTTGTCAAACTCGCTAAGTTGAGAAAATGACATCCCTAAATCTTTGGCGCGAGCTATATCAACCTCCAAACCGGCGAGTGCTTGCTTAGTATCAAAATCTGCCTTTCGTTTTGCTTCCTGCTGCATTAATGCAGTCGATAGCGTAGAAAGCCTAGACTGATTCATAGGATCAGACACGCCGCCGATAAACTCTGTGCGAGCCTCTGGGGTAGTTTGCTTCATTAGCTGATTAGCTAAACTGTTTAGTTCTAGCGTATCTCTGGAAGCCTGTTGTCTAGCCTGATAACCTAGCAACGACTGAAGAAGAATTGAGCCTAGTCCAATACCAACGGCCTGACCTGTAGAGCCATAAGGATTGATTAACTGCGGCGTCATCTGGTTCAGCGTTTGTGCAGCTATACCATAACCAGTATCAGCACCAGTGTAATTAAGTCCTGCTAATGCTTCTTCTAGTGTTGCCATGTTACCTATTCAACCTGTTAGTTATTTGACCACCTACGCCTTGCACCACACCACCAACAACTTGAGCGCCAGTATTAGGCTGCTTGCCTGGGTATCCAGTATTTAAAGAGTTTCTTTCTAGAATCTCATACTCAGACATTTGAGGAGCACCGCCACCACCGCCACGACGAGCCATACCTGCAATACGTTCAGCACTAGCTCTATCACCTCTTCGCATAGCATCTTCAAAGTCACGTTGTAGCTGCGCCTCCCTAGCTTGATACTGAGCACCAATTCCCGCCATGTACGGCTGCTGCAACACTCCCCACTGCTCGTAAGGTCGCATAGCTAAATCACCAGCCTGTCCAAACTGTTGCTGTTGAACACCGTAAGCCGCTTGCTCTGCTGCACCCATAGCTTCTTGGCGAGCCATATCCTGTCTATCGTTTAGCGATTTAAGCTCTAGCTGATATTGCTGACTACCAGGAGCAATCCCTTTGTTAGCCATAGTAGTTTCAAAGTCCTGGCGCTGTTGAGCAAACGCCTGATTATTGCGACGCTCAAACTGACCCATTACGTTTTGCCTAGCACGCTCCATCTCTTGCTCGAACTGTGGCTGATATTGCTCACCGCCAAACCTTTGAAGCATATTTTGATATGCTTGCCCTGCTCCCATAAAGCCTTCTTCTGTAACTGATTCAGGTGTAGGAGCTGGCGGGCCTTGCACTGGCGCTGTATTGCCGCCCTTGCCCTGTGACATGTCCCTAGTTGGAGCTTTCTGCTGACCACGCATGGTATTGCCGTACTGGTCCTTATACTGACCAGCTCCGGTACGAACCCACTTGCTAGGGCCAGTAGGTGGTGGCGCTTGCTTGTTAGTAGCTTTTGGATCTTTTGTCATTGAACCATTTCTTGCCATAATTATACCTGCCCGCCTAAATCGTAACGTATTTCAAAGCCATAAATATCTAAGGTGGTATTCTTTATTGCACCACCAAACCGCACCGCCGCACAATGCCCCTGCCCCTTAACTGCGTACCTGTCAAACGTATATTCTACGTCAGCAGACCAGAGACTCCCCCAAGGGCTTCCCCAAGGTGTAAAGGTACTTGTAGGAGTTGTAACGCTTGTCACTACCGTTGACCTCTTAAAGTCAGTATCTAAGCCTAAACTAAGGGTCACGCCTTTTTTAACTTTTAGCAACGGCCTTATATCTTTAAATGCTTTGTAGTTTCCTCTGCTACCGTAAAAGCTAAACGCAGTTCGTCCAGCAAAGGTAATAGCTTGGCCTGATGAGGTGGCAGTAATGGCATCAGCCTGGCCCGTTTCGCCCTTATAAACTATGCCAGTAAGGGATGCATAAAACGGATGTTCAAATGCGTAGCAAGAAGAGTTAGCATGAGCCCCATCAAATAGTCTAAAAGTAGTCCAGCCTTTAGTGTCTAACGAGTACACTAGAAAGTAGTTCTCAGTGCTGGATTGAGGGACTGAGATATAAACCCGCCTACCTCTAGGCCATACAAAGCCAGACCAATCATGCGAAAAATTAAACGTCTCTGCGGCATTGGATATAATAGGATTAACCTTACCGCTTACCACCATTAAGGCTGATGCTGAGTCGCTTTGAAATAGTGCTGATATTGGTACTATACCGTCTTGAGTAACGATCCAAACGTCAGCATCTACTCTGATAAACGCTCTAAATCCTACCGGCTTGGCTATGTAATAATGAGCCACTAGGGACCAATCTGAAGGGCCAGTGCCGCTGTAAAAAACTAGCTCGCCCTCTGAGCTGCAAGCAAAGAACAAGTCTTGAGAGGTAGAAGCTGTCTGATTAGTGTAGCTACCAGCGAATAGCAAGTAGCCACCTTTGGTCATTACATACTTAATATCTAGAATCTCATCTAGCTTTGGAGAGCCGCCAGTTCCAGGTACATCAACTGAAGCATGTACCCAAACGGACATAGAGTTCTTTTGGACAAAGTAAAGCCTTCGCTTGTAAGCCGCTGCTGAAACTAGATTGCTTAATCCAGCGGAGCAGGTAAATGTTACGTTAGCAGCGTTGCCTGTGCCGGTATAAACTTGAGGAATATTTATGCCGTTACAAAGGTATAAGTTATTGGCAAATATCTCTGAGTTAAACCTGCTATCTGTATGCGGTGTTGGGTTAGTTACGGTCGATACTGTGCCGTCTGCTAGTATTTTATAAAGATTGCTATCAGTAGCAGCGATAAGATGCTTAGTTCCATCAGCAAGGGGAAGCTCCCGCATAAAGTTAATAGGGCTTGCAGGTATGCTAGTACCGCCAGTATTAAACTGAGTATACCCAAGTCTAACCGACGGTGCCCCCGCTCCAGGAAATACGTTTACCAACTCCAACGCAAAGGATGGATCCATATTGTCTATTGGACTTACTGCGTCCAACCCTCCGTAAGGAGGTGACATTGTGAACCCTTGAAATGCCATTAGTATTTCTTCATTAATTGTGCTGGTAGACGAGCATTAAACTGCTGCATCTGCTGATTGTATTGGTTCATAGCTTGCTGCTGTGTTCCGTACACACCAGGGCTTAAACGATACCTTCCACCCTGATTGGCTGATGCTTGTGGCATCTGCGGCATTGTCATTGGCTGGCCTAATCCGTTTTGTATTTGACCAATATATGGCTGATAAGAATTAGGGTTGTTTGGGTCAAATTGTGGAGCAGATGCGCCAAAATTAGGCATTTCTCTAAAATTATCTGGAGCTACACTACCTGGATCTACCGCAACATTTCCTGCTATTTCGCCCATTCGCGCTCCCGCTCCGTTACCATATCGATTATTAAAATCATTTAATTGCTCTGGAGTAAGTTGATTTGCCCCAATTAAAGAAGATGGCAAAGTCCCTAAAGATTGCGCTGGAGGAGCTTGTGCAGGACGCTGTATTTGTCTTCCCCCCTTAGTTACAAGTCCACCGCCAGCACTACGATATACGCCAGGAGATAGCCTTTCTGTAGGTTTATTTTTAGGGTCGTTGCGTAATGCTCCACTTAGTTTCTTGCCACGCTCGCTCATTATTTATTCTCCTTAGTCTTGCTGTAATTTATTCTTAACGCTTCCTTAACCGTTTTAGCTGGACCAACCTGTCCCTTGTCGTTCATGTACATACCAGGGGATACACGAACTACTTCGCCTTTTGGCGGTTTCTGTGGCTTAGGTGGGGTAATGCCTACACCTGCTTGTTTAGCAAACTTTGATTTGCCCATCATGGCTTCAATGTTTGCCATTACTTCCGCTTCGTTTTTAGCGTTGCTTGCAGCGGCATTGACTAACATTCCTGTATATTGACCAGGAAAAAACTTAGCCTTTGGATCATCTGCTCCGTATATTCCCCGAATCATTGGGTCTATTTTTTCAGATGCAAACTTAGCTAGTGGATTAGAATAATCTACATCCCAAGCATTACGAGTAGTCTTTTCATCTGTGTTTTTGTATTTAGTCTTACCGTCTAGTCCAATGTTAAACTTAGAGCCATCGGCAAGAGTAACCATGTAGTCTTTATCTGCTACGCCTGACTCTTTTAAGTCACCACGAAAATCATCACGTAACGCCTGAGCATTAGACTTGCCTGAAGTCATCATAGCGCCAATCGAGCGCTTACCCATTAGTCTAAGTGCGATATTAGGAGCAGCTCCAAAAGCTATGTTAGCTCCTTGATTAATCCAATCAGCACGATTGCCACGACCACGCACAATATCTTTCATGCCTGATTCCCAAGCATTATTTATTGTTGCCGCCGCTATAGCTACTGGCAAAGCAACTGAACCAATAGAACCTAATGTAGAAGCTCCTCCAGTAGCCCCTAAAGCACCTTTGCCCCCTAGTAATGCAGGTTGCGCTATGGCTCCAGGAACAGCAGCAGCCCCACCTGCTCCAGCAGTGCTAGCCCCTACTTTTGCTCCGGCGGCACCCGCACCACCTGAGCTAAATAACCCACCTATGTTTGGGAATCCTCTCATAGCTTCGTTTGTTATTATGGATCCAGCTATAGCGCCTCCAGCCTGAGCCAATCCACCTTTTTGCTTGGCTGCGGCCTCTTCTTCAGCAATTTGCTGCGGTGTCTTGGGTTGACCAAAAACACCCGTAGTCTGATCGTAAGCTTCTCTATGGCCTAGCCCCTGGCTAGTCAACCAAGCGTAGTAAGCTCTAGGATTACTTCTAGCAAACGCCGGAGCGTTAGGATTCATCGCTTGTTCATTCATTATATCCAGCTCCCAAATGCAGCTATTCCACTTCTTGCAAACTGAGTAGGTCTACTAAACCCACCCGCATAAACCACTTTACCTGCTTTAGTGCGGCCATACTCTTCGTGCAGTTGCATATCAAACTGTGGCCTAACACCTTCAAGTCCATGTATCTGAGCAAAGCGCTCTAGTATGCCCTGCTCAAGTAACTTCTCTTGAAATATGCTTGTGTCTGTATCGGCTCTAAACTCGCTGTACGGGCCGTTGTAGTAGGTCCATGTCACACTACCATCAGACACACTTCCGCTTGTATGCGTCGGTGCTGTGGCTCCTGTAGTACCTCCAGCCGTAGTTGTGTAGTAATTGCCGTTGTATATGCAGTAAGAGTTGGCAGGAAAAGCGGTAGAAGTTACCCATGTTCTAGGCACTACGGACCTATCAGCTATATACTCAAATATAAGTACTTGCCCTGCTGTGTTTGCTCCAGGTGTAGGACTGATAAACAACTCGTTATTACCTAACCCTCTAATCTGAAAGCGTTGGTAAATTGTAGGCATTAGTCCATAGCCCTGAAGCTGTGCATAATCCTGCTCAGAAATAGGGCCAAGGACACGCCATCTAGTGCTTTGATTCCAGAATGTCTCGTACTGGTAACTAGAAAAAGCCGCCGGTAGAGGGTAGGTTGACTGCCCATCTACCAGCGTTATTGAGCCAGCGGCGTAGCACTTTGGCCAAGGATACGCCTCAAAAATATCACGATTAATACGTTGAGCTATCGCTAAAAGCTGCTTAGTTGTCGTCTCTGTAGAGGTAAAGATATTAGACTCTACGGTGTAGCCAGCTTCGTTAGCGACATTCTGTATAACCGTAGCTATGCTCATACTCTTTTTGGTCTACCCCTTAGCCTTGGCGTTGCTGTTGGCTCATCATCTAACGGGTCAGATGTACGCTCATCACGCAAGTCTGTTCCCTCGCTAGCCTCAATACGCTGCATAAGAAGCTCTAACTTCTCTTCTAACTTTGCGTACTTTGTCTGATACTGCTCTAGCTGCACTTTAAGTTTAGCTACGTCATTCTGGTCAGAATTAGCAGCGGCCAACCACTCCTTAGCTAGCTTAACAAACTTGGATAATGTTCCTAGCTTGCGCTTGGCATCCTCTGTAGCGTTAGCCACCTGCTCTACTGTTTTAAAGCCAAGATACTGAAACTCGCGCATGGCGGTTCCTGGTATCATAGGCCACTCAGCAAGCGGTGTCCCTTCAGTTACAGGCTCAGAACCAGCCATAAAAGCCTGGTACTTTTCTGGGTATTCGTGAATATCCTGCGGCTCAATACGTCTAACCGTTGTATCTCCACCTGGAACCTGGATGCTAATAGAAGGAATCTCGTCAAATATAGGACGACCCTCTTTTAGCGACTTCTCTTCATTCTCGTTGTAAGCATAGAAAAACTGCACGTTCATTCCAGCATAGCGCTTTTTCTGCTGCTGCTGTCCTGACATTATGCTCCCCCAGTCTACTTGTGCCATAATTATCTCCTTAAATAGGCGTTATTGCCTAAGCAATTCCTATAGAGTAGCACAAGGTTAAACTTCCATCATTACTTAATCCAGTAAAGGTAAACGAGCTTCCTGAAGCAACATTGTCCCTTACCGCTACGATTTCTAATCCTGATGATTGATAGGTAGTCCAGCCAGCCGGAATAGTAACCCCTCCAAAACTGCCAGATCCGTTGTTGCTGTATCCCATAGCAACAATGGTACTACTTGCGGCAAGCCCTGTTAGGCTATCCCAAGCTGAACCAGAAGTTACGCTAATTACTAAATTAGCTATATCAACGTTTCTAAGAACCAAACATCCTATAGACTGAGCTAAGGAGCCAATAAGACCAGATTCGGTTCCAGCAGCTACTTTATAAGCTAAATTATAGTTTACGCCTCCCGAAGATCCTGCCGTTGAGGATGTAAAATCCATAGCAACGACAATAAGACCAGTGCTTGATAATGCAGTAAGTATAATATCACCGGACTGAATCCCATCAGGATAGTTTCCGTCATTAGAAGAGGCTATTACATTAGGATTAGGCGTAGTACCCCCACCACCGGCGTTTATAGCCTGAGCAGATACGCAGGATGGAGATACGCCAATAAACATTAGTAAAAAGCTACAATATTCGTTGCAGTAGAAGCGGCCATTACCTTTCTTGCAAAAATAGGAAGTAACGTCCCTGCCGGTACTGTTAATGAAACGGAGGCCGTATCGTTACAGGCTATAGCAACGACCGTTCCTGCACCGCCTACCCACAAAGCTCTAACGCCCACTAGCTCTGTTGCATCGCTAGGAGTTACAGCGGTTAGCTTATAAGCTGAAAACATCGCTCCTGGGTTACTTGGGGTAAAATCTGGCATAAATCACCTAATAAAGCGGGGGGATTGCTCCCCCCTAATAATTATGTAGCTTTAGTAAACTTTAGGTAAAA